AATAAACCGAGGAGAAAAACATGGCATTTCAGCTATCACCAGGTGTTCTTGTAACAGAGAGGGATCTAACAAGTGTAGTTCCAGCAGTCGCTTCCACAATAGGCGCTGTTGTAATTGATGCACAATGGGGACCTGTCGACGAGATCACAACAGTAGAATCTGAAAACGTTCTAGTCAGTCGCTTCAATAAACCTAATTCAACAAATTATGAATCATGGTTTACAGCAGCCAGCTTTTTGGCGTATGGTAGTAATCTTAAAGTGATTCGTTCCGCAGATGTCACCACAGCATTGAACGCAGGTTCAACAGCAGGCGTCTTAATTAAGAACGAAGAACATTATGATAACGCCTTTTCGTCAGGAGAAGGTAGTAACGGTATATGGGCAGCAAAATTTCCAGGAGCTCTAGGCAATTCGCTTAAGGTTTCATTTGCTGATTCAAGTAACTTTGACACTAATTCAGTAGCATCTGCTACAGTTAGTGCAGGCGGATCTAGTTATAGCTCCGTTCCAACAGTTACTTTTGCCGCACCAGGAACAGGGGTTACCGCAACAGGTACCGCTGTACTATCAGGTGCTGCAGTAGCAAGCATTACCATTACGAACCCAGGAAATGGATATTCCAGCGCACCAGCGATTACATTCAGTGGCGGAGGCGGAACTGGAGCAGCAGCTACAGCCGTTCTCGCAACAGATTGGACGTATAAAGACAACTTTACTCGCGCACCTTTAACATCAACAACTGTATCGTCAGTGGCAGGCTCAAATGATGAGCTCCACGTAATCGTTATAGATGAAGATGGATTATTTTCAGGTGTAACGGGTACAATATTAGAAAAATTCGAAGCAGTTTCAAAAGCTTCCGATGCAAAAGCTCAACAAGGCGGATCAAATTACTACAAAGACGTGATTAATAATCAGTCTTCGTATATCCGTTGGACAGACCATCCAGCAGGGGACAGCACTTGGGGCACAGCTTCAGCAGGAACAGCATACACATCAGATTTTACAGCAGCAGAGTCTGTTGACAGCCTGACAGGTGGTGTTTCAGACAGCCCAGACAGTGGAGATGTGCAAACATCTTACTCACTATTCGCAGACGCAGAAACCGTTGATGTGAACTTAGTGATGACAGCGGGCTGGAGCAACGTAGATAAGAAGTGGGTACAAGACAATATTGCTAAAGTCAGAAAAGACTGTATAGCATTTGTTTCACCACAGAGATCGTCCGTTGTAAACAATTCCGGTTCCGAAGTTACACAGATAACAGGGGATAAAGCAGCTTTAGCCGCTACCTCTTATAGTGTAATGGATAGTAACTGGAAATACCAATACGATAGATACAACGACGTATATAGATGGATACCTTTAAATGGAGATATAGCGGGTCTATGTGTAAACACAGACAACATTAGAGATCCTTGGTATTCACCAGCAGGATTTAACAGAGGACATATTAGAAACGCAGTAAAACTAGCGTGGAATCCAACTAAGGCAAATAGAGACTCTCTATACCAAGATGGAGTTAACCCTGTTATTAATAGTCCTGGAAACGGAATCGTATTGATGGGGGACAAAACATTACTAGCAGCACCTTCAGCGTTCAATAGAATTAACGTTAGAAGACTCTTTATCATATTAGAAAAAGCAGTAGCAACAGCAGCTAAGTTTCAATTGTTCGAATTTAACGATGCATTTACCAGATCACAATTTACAGCATTAGTTACACCATTCCTAAGAAACGTTCAAGGACGTAAAGGGTTATATGACTTTAAAGTTATATGTAATAACAGCAATAACACAGGCGAAGTAATTGATAGAAACGAATTTGTAGCAGACATATTTATTAAGCCTGCCAAAACTATCAACTTTATACAGCTAAACTTTATTGCTACTAGAACCGGTGTTGCCTTTGATGAGATTGGTGGGTAATGTATAAATAGTACAATAGGAGAAAAATTAAATGAGAATATCAGAATTTAAAACAGCCCTAGGAGAAGGAGGCGCTAGGCCTAACCAGTTTAGGGTTGAGCTTCAATTCCCAGGCGATTCAGCTACGGCTAATGAACAACTCCTTGTTACTGGAGCTAGTTTACCGGCATCAACGGTGAACCCAGCGATTATACAGTACCGAGGTAGGGAAATTAAATTAGCAGGCGAAAGAATATTTGATCCGTGGACAATAACAATCGTAAATGACACCAAATTCACTTTAAGGAATAAGTTTGAAACTTGGATGAATGAAATGAACGATCGATTTGACAACACGGCGGCTATGCTCTCACCAGAGCATTATCAAAGGGAGATTCGCGTCATTCACTTAGATAGGAATGATCAAGAGTTAATGGGCATTCAGTTGGAAGAAGCTTTCCCAATTAACATGTCAGAAATTGCATTACAATATGCACAGAATGACATCATTGAGGAATATACAGTTACATTCCAGTATCAAAGTTATAACGTACTTTCAGGTTAAAGGGCCTTTATAATATGGATTTATTTGGATTTGAAATAAAGCGGAAGGACACGCCACAGAGTGAAAAATCTTTTGTGGCACCTTCCGATGATGGTGCAATAGAATCAATTCGTGCGGGTGGGTACTACGGTACCTACATGGACGTAGAAGGAATTGCTCAAACCGAATCTGAATTAATAAAAAGGTATCGCGATATTGCCTTGATGGCAGACGTAGATACAGCAGTTGAAGACATAATCAACGAGTCTATTGCACAGTTGGAGAACGAATCTCCAGTCGAAATTAACCTTGATGAAGTTAAGCTTTCGTCAAGTGTTAGAAAGGGCATGGCAATAGAATTCGAGAACATAAAGAACATCCTGGACTTTAGGGATAGAGCTCAGGATTACTTTAGAAGGTGGTATATCGATGGAAAGATTTATTTCCATAAGGTAATAGATCTTGAGAATCCTAAAGCAGGGATCAAAGATATTAGATATATCGATCCTAGAAAGATTAGGAAAGTACGAGAAGTCATCAAGTCTAAGAATCCTACAGGGGTTTTGTTTATTAAAGAGATTAATGAGTTTTTTATATATAATGATAAAG